ATGAGGCAGAAGTTGCAGATCGACTGGAACCTTCCAGATAATGACGCGAAGCTAAGACGATTTAAGCGCTATCTTAAGGACAAAGGCGTCAGGCAATCCACATTAGATGACTACCTGTTAAGAATCGAGAGGTATCTTAGATTTTGTGGTAATGAGCAGCCATCACCAGAAACCGCACAGCAGTACCGTGATTCCTTAATGGATCGAAACCTATCAAGATCCTCCGTCAATAATTGCTGCTTCGCGATCAAGAACTACCACAAGATGCTTGGTCAGGACGTGAAATTTCCGTTCTTGAAGCGGACTAACACGATCCCTTACTATTTTACGGCTGATGAAGTTTGCCGTATATTCGATCAAGTAAATAATATTAAGCACTTAGCGATGTTTAAGGCCGCGTTCTATGGCTGCCTCAGGGCCAGCGAGTTATGTAATCTTGACCTTGAAGACCTTGACCTTGATCGGCTGGCATTAAAAGTCCGGGACGGCAAAGGCGGCAAGGCTGCAATAGTCTATCTTTCTGAAGATGCAGCCGAAACCTTGCATGATTATCTTGCCATTAGGCCAGCTCTTAATATAGACAGGCAAAACCCTTTATTTTTCACCGACTTCGGATCATGGTATGATCGCAAAGACATTTATCGCCTGGTGATCTACTATAAGCGACGTGCTGGAATCACTAAAAAAGGCGGTGCACATGTTCTATTCCGGCATACACCAGCCTCCCTTATGGTTCAGAATGGCTGCGATTTGCTGACTATCCAGCAGGTGATGCGGCACAACGACATACAAACCACGATGCGATACCTGCATCTAGCCGATGAAGCCAAGCGATCCAAGTATGACAAGTTCCTAAAGCTGTAGCTAATAAAAGACATACGGCAACAAATAATTTTTGCTCTCTAACTCAGAAGATGCAAGAATTGTTAAGTTGCATCTCTGATATCTGCTTCCTTCTTTTGTTGAATATATAGTTGGCGTTGAAGGTTATCCAGTTTTAGGTATTGAAGCAGAGCGTTCCATCCTTCGCCAGTATTTATCGATGCAATTGAATCTGTGTCGACTATTGAAGGACCATTAAAGTAGCCTTCATCTAGCTTATTGAAGTTTTTGTAAAGAGTTATCACGATAATATCATCATCATAATGCATTAGCTTCCCAAAAAGCATACCGTGGGGATTCTTAAAGGTTATAATAATATCTTTGCCAAAATTTTCTCCCAAAATTCCTCTTAATTTTTCGTTTAATTTCATATTCCGTAGTTAATAATTCAAAGTATAAATAGATGACGATTTAATATAATTGCTCAAGAGGTGCTAATGATAGAATATGGAAATTTTATCAATCGGTGGCCGAATGCAGAACAACGCAAACCAGATCCTGTCGAAAAATATGGTTTCGATGGATATTATATATCAGGTTATTAAATCGCAAAATAGAACAGCAAGATTCTTAATATAAACAATAAAATATTACTAAAAATTTAGTGAGTTTGGAATCTCTCGCTCATTAAGCACTCCGCCTCGCTTAGATCTCTTGGACCTTTGCTACCATAAAAGCGGCCAGTTCCTCTATATTATTGAAATTCGGGATTGCTGGTCCTGGCCTGATGTAATTTCTATCGTCGGATATAACGCCAGGAATTAAGCTTCTCCATCCTTCTTGATCACAGAATATATCCATTATTACTTTTCCGGACGTCTTGTCGATAATTTCGCCTTCGAATTTATTTTGTGGTTCGTCTGTACTGATTTTAAGATCGATCTGGCCGATTAACCTGTTGTACTCATATATCCATCTAAGATTTCGTGGTGCTCTAGGGGATTCCCAACCGTCTATTATCCTTGGTGTCATGTCAGGCTATTCTCTTGGATAAAGATAAACTTTGGCTATTTTCTCGTCCCACGGGCTATTAGACATCGCTCCACCTCATCTTTGCTGCCATTATGATGGTGGACATAAAATCCGTCGCATCCTGCTCTGGCTTGTTGTTTTGTATTGTTTGATCTGACCCAAAATTATTTCAAATAGGTAATCTACTAGAAGCACGGAGGAATCGATATGAATGGACGGAGCGAAATAATTAGTGTTATCAGCGTCTTTGTGCTTCTCTTTATGATGGGAAGTGTACATGCCGCGAGTGTTGATTTGGATGGTTGGACTTTCACAGCGGATCTAGGCGATCAATGGCGACTTGGACCGCAGGTAATAGAAACAGCAGACAGTCGTGGATTGAGTTCGACTGATTATGAGAACTGGAACTTTAAAGGTAATATGATAATTAACGCGTTCTGGTTACCCAAAGACAGCAATTATGTTGCACCAACCGACATACCAAGTGTCTGGGACGGGAATAGTGAAGATGTTTTAGCAGGCGTAGATATTAAAATTAATACGGTTCCCTCTGATGAGCGAGGTTGGGAAGCGAAAGAGATTTTGGCAGATTTTCTTCTCCCATTCGCGTTAGGTGATGAAAGTCAAAAGGATATCGAATTTAATGGTCACCCAGCATTGCTCATGGAATCTAACGAGGATTCGATTAGTTCCGGTTTAATTAGTGTATTGATGGCAGAAGATACTATTGTGACAATAGAAGTTGGGACAAAACCAGAATCCGATCTAAGTGCTTGGGATGTCATTGAGAAGTTCACGATATCTAAAAAGTAATTAAAGCCCTTCTCTTTTTTTGGCCTCATGTTCTTCTTTAACCTTAAGGTATTCTTCTGCATCTATTCGTGCTTTCCCTTTTTGTGAAAGGCCTGCCAATAATATGATGGTACCCACAAAGCCCAACGCCATCACAATACTCCATATGGTCATAAGGGGTGATATGATAAGACCAAGCGGCCATAGCACTACAGTTATTACAAGACAATATTTCCAAAGGCGGGTGATATCTCCGCCAGATTGCAACCAGTGGTTTAGCTCTTGCCCGAAACTCATTGATCATTCCTCCTTACAGTAAGTTGCTCAGATTCATCAATTTGTACAACCAAGGCATTTTCGATTTTTTACGCATAAGCCATTTATGTGTATTTAACAGTTTTGTGTACTCGCAAATCGTTTTGCACGTAAAATCAAAATATCTGTATTATATTTGATTATAAGTTTTTTAAACCAATAAAAGCGAAAAATTTTTAATGCGAAGCATAAAAAATTTTTCATTGGTGACGACTTCCATAAAGTTGGTAATAATATATGACAGAAGATAAAATTTTCTCACAAGCCGATCTTGACCGTATAATCGGAGAACGGCTTGCACGCGATAGAAAAGAACGTGCGGAAGAGTCCAGTGTTATTGATGGACTGAAAAAAGAGCTTGCTGATGAGAAAGCTAAAAATGCAGCTAATGGTTTGGAAAAAATCAAAACCATGATTGCAAAGGAGGCAAAGCTTCCGGATGGTCTTTTAGGCTTTGTGCAAGGCGCTGATGAAGATAGCATCAGAAGTTCGGTTAATGCTTTAATAACAGGGCTGGGACCTGGACCAAACGTAGGTGGATCAACTAATCCTGCTGGTGGTAACACCTCACCGAAAGTTTACACGAAGGCCGAATTAGAGCAAATGGAACCGGCTGAAATAAACAAGGATTGGACTAACATACAGAAGCAATTGGCTTCTGGTCTAGTAAAATAATATTAAGGAATTATTATGACTATTGAAGGATTTATTGGCACTGTTTGGAGTGCTAGACTATTAGAAAACCTACAAAAGAGTTTGGTTTTTGGACAGCCCGGTGTTATCAACCGTGATTATGAAGGCGAAATAAGTGGCAAAGGAAGTACCGTTAAGATAACTTCCATTGGGGATATTACTGTCGGAAATTATACTAAGGACAGCGATATATCTGATCCTGAAGCCCTTAATGATGCTCAGGCAACGTTAACAGCTACGGAAGCGAAATATTTTAACTTCTCCGTGGATGACGTAAGCCGTGCCCAGATGTCAAATAACGTCATGGACGCCGCTATGAGGCAGGCTGCCTATAATTTATCGGACGTTGCAGATCAGTTTATTGCAGGATCTTATACGGATGTGGCAACTGCCAACAAGATCGGATCTGACACTGCTGGCAAGGTGCCTAATACAACTGCTGGGACAACTGCTTATGACTATCTATTGCAGATGGGCACCAAGCTATCTGAAGCTAATGTTCAGAAACAAGGACGCTGGGTTATTGTACCTCCTTGGTTTGTAGAGAAGCTGGCTGCTGATGCAAGATTCACTGATGCTAGCGCAAGTGGTTCTACAGATGCCCTACTTAACGGTATTGTTAAGAGAGCTGCCGGATTCAATATATTGGAATCTAACAATGTTCCGACGGTGGCTGGTTCTGGTGGAGATGCGGGCAAGACCAACTACAAGATTATTGCAGGTGTACCGAGTGCGATTACGTTTGCAGACAGCGTAAATAAGGTTGAGGCTTACAGGCCGGATAAGAGGTTCGCTGATGCCGTTAAAGGCTTACATGTCTATGGCATGAAAGTTGTAAGACCGTCTGCACTGGCTTTGCTGACTGCACGAGCAACAACTTAGGTGATTTAAAATGGTAAGAGATGTTTTAACAGGAAATGACGTTGCTTGGAATACTTTCCAAAATGAAGATGTTGGTGTCGCTATTGATAAGGCAGATGATGCTGAGATTAGTGTAGCTGATGTTGCTCAGGCTGATCATAAGGCCCTTATGCTCAGGTTTTCTATTAGTGCGGCTACCGCTGCTGATACTATTACTATTAAGGCAGGAGATGGCTTTAGAAGCGGGCTGGGCGATCTGGTATTGAGCCTAACTGGTGGAGTACAAGAAGTTCTGTGCGGGCCATTGGAGACAGCTAGATTTAAGATTCAGAATGCGGTAACAGACAAGGGAAAGATCCACATAGATTATGCTGGATCTACTATTGCGGGAACTGCTTTCCTGTATCTTATCGAAAAATAGAGGGCAATAGAATGCCTTCTATTTCTTTATGGGATGCCTGGCAATCGGGAATAATAACAGAAGAACAATATAATACGCTTATTGGGGATGGGGCGTTTCCTAATACTATTTGGACCCCTGGTGCTTTAGATTTGCCAACAACAAGCAGCGTTATGACTGCTGTAAAAACGGTTGGACTTGTGGGCACCAAAAGACAGTCAGTTGTTGTCAAGAATACTGGAAGTACAAATTCATTAAATGTATTAATTGAATTTTATGTTAATGATATGCTGGCTGCCAAGTTTGAAGACACTGTTGGCCCTAATAACGAACCTTATTGGCTAGATATGGAATATGCATTTACAACGGCTGTTATAAGTGTCCAGGATGCTAGTTCTGGTTATCATACTACATACGAGATAGGAGTTACGGCGGTATGACTATAGCAGATACAGTGCCTTATGCGACAGTATTGGAGGCCGATGACTATTTTGACACCACCAACAATCATATGTATTGCAGTGATTGGACTGTTACTGCTGCCGGTGTTACTGCACAAGTCACAACTAATATGGGATTAACGTTGGCTGAAAGGCTAACTTTTGTTGCTAAGAATCCGGGCATTGCTGGCAATCTGGTAAGTGTTGAATGTGAGACAGGGACTGGACCTGGCGGTGCCTTAACAATTGTGGTTACGGGTACGCATATCTTAATTCAGATGGCTACAGGTGGCAGCGCAACCTATCAGATCAGGACAATGATGTTGGCTGATGCTAACGTTATGGCCTTGCTGAGTAATGTTATAAAGTATGGTAATGTAGCTTATACTGACCATGATGCTGTCTTTTTGTATGGCGGTGTAGATCCTTATGTAGCGCCAAAATTGCCATGTTTATGCGAGGCTACCAGGAAAATCGATGGGCTGAATTTAGCTGGCAAGAAAGTTCTGACTACACAAGTTAATCAGTTTCCAAGGGTCTATACTAAGCCTGACGGCACTGAATATACACAAAGTGCGGTGCCTGAAGATGTGAAACAGGCTTGCTGCGAGGAAGCGTTAGCTATCTTGAAGTATGGAAATACTTCGCGGTATAAGTTGAAGACCGAGGGTGTAACTAATTTTACTGTCGGGTCTATTTCTGAGACCTTTGATGGCAAAGTGTCTGCACTACTTAGTAAAGAAGCTGCAAGAATTATTAAAAAGTATCTTGGTAAAAGTTATGCGATGAGGCGATAATTATGGTTGTTACGACCCCTTCTAGCATATCTTTTTACTTAAATACTCCGGTTGTTCTTACGGATAGTGCTAGTGAATATTATAGTGCTGCTCCTTATTATTCTACGGCCATTAATTTAATGGTGCGGTGGGAAGACGCTACTAAGGAAATCGTGGGCCTACTGGAGACATATGAACCGATTACAGCGGTCGTAAGTTCAGAACGATTCATTGCATTTGATACAGCGGGTATCCAATTGAGGTTTTTTATAAAAGAAGGGATGCCCTATTGGATCAAGCAAATGAAGATTGTGCCTAATCTGGATGGCGGCATAGATTACTATCAGTATTTTGTGGTTAGAATAGCGAGCTTGCCGTAAAACTTTTTAAATCATTAATATTGATTAATAGTTTTTTTAAAAAAAATTATAATGGAATTGTGGAAGCCTAAAATTGAGGATGAGATAATCTTATCCTCACTCCTAATTATTTAGAAGGAATTGAACATGAATAAGAACAATACTATAAATATAGCAAAATACTTAGATAGGTTTTGCGAAGTTGTAATGGATAATGATGAAAAATTTTCTGGTAGATTACTAGAAAAATATAGTAATGAATTATATTTTATTACTGGTGGACCCACCGTTATAAAAGTAATATTATTAGATAGCATAAAAAGTATCAAAATTGTGGATGCACCCAAAAGCTTTATATACTAAGAACACTTTTTATCTAGGTTCTAAACTTTTTTATTAGAACTGAATTGAAATCTGAAAGGAATAATATTATGGCAAATAATGAAATAGAAGAATTTGATCCTATATATAATTATATTGGACGTATAGTACAGGTTAGACATAACGACCGCCAGTATTCTGCAAAGCTGATTGCGATAAAGGGCGATGAACTTTGGCTGGAAGCTAAAAATAAGCAGCGCTGGATGGTATCCAGAAGCGTACTTCAGTATTTAGGATTAGTTGGAAATCAGGTGGCTTAGATTAGATGTCATCTGACTTTGAAGGCCGCGTACAAGCCAAGGCTATAGAAATTATCGAAGCTGGCGAATCATATAATTATATTTTAAGTGTATTAAATAAAAGATACTTTGGAACTCCTTTAATTGGCAAACTGCTTTTGATTAGTCTGGGATCTGGCAGCATTAGTAATAGTTCTGGAATTCACGTTCAGGTTTCTGGTCCTGGTGGTTCTGGAAAAAGTGAAGCTGCTAAGAAACTTGCGGCGCTAGTTCATCCTAAATATACGTTAGTTGCTAATGTAACTCCTCAGGCTTTATTTTATCCAATTGAAAGTTTTGTAGATAGTAGTGTCGTCTTTATTGATGATATTGTCTGGAAAGACGATTTGGGCAGTAGCGTTAAAAAGATTACCGGAATGTTCCAAGATGGTGCTGAACGAGTTGTCACAACTGATGGCATCGGTAAAAGACAAAAAAGTATGAAGAGACTTACTTTTTGGGTCACTTGTGTGGACAATCAAGCTGACGAACAAATCCGAGACAGATTTTTCCTAGTGGAATGTGACAGCAGTAAAACTGCTAAGAAGAAAATATTAGATTCTATTTTGGCTAGAGCATCTGGCAAAACGACAGTTAGAGTTGACGACGATTTTGAAACTGCTGTCTGTCACGCCCTTATAGTGGAACTTAAAAGTTGGTTTGGCGAAGTAGTTATACCGTTTTCTGAAAAAATGAAGTTTGATGGTGACACTAGAGCCGCAATGATGTTTTTGGACATGGTAAGAAGTTTTGCGGTATTTGCTAGAAAGACTAGACTGTTAGACGACCAACTTAGACTGGAAGCCACTGAAGAAGATTATAGACGGGCTAAAGCACTTTATGATGAGTTAGGTGGTCATAGTGCTTATAAATATACTGGTGCTGAAAAAAACTTTTTGGATGCTTTGAAAGCGTTTGGTGGAAAAGCTACTAAAGCTCAGATGCAAAAATTGACTGGCTTGTCTTTGGGACGAATTGGCGATATATTGAATGGTACGAAAGGTAATGGCCAGAATGGTCATGGATTATTTTATAAATGTCCTTATTTAAGTAAAGACGATTCAGTCCGGCCTTATCTTATTGTGCTAAGTGATGAATATTGACATGAATATTGACTACGTTAACGTGGTAAAAAAGCCCATTTAACGTGAAAAAAACCAGTATTGGTAAAGCTCCTATACGTTAATACGTTATAGAACCAATAACGGTAGCCACTTTAACGTATTTGGAGTTTTAACGTAAGAGGGTAAGAATGAAAAATTACATTTATAATTATAAATGTAATTTTATGAAATTCTTACGTTTTTCTTACTTTTACTACGTTATATCTTATATATTATATATATTATATATATAGTAGTTAGTAGTTAGTGGTTTTGAAGAAAAATTTTGAAAAACATTAACGTGTTTGGTAATACGTTATGACTAAGTTATGGCTACGTTAAACGTTAAAGGCAGGCTGGATTGATGTTTGGAAGTGGGATGGGACCTAAAAGAAATACAGAGTATGATGATAGAATTGTAGCCTATCTTTTGCAAGGCATGGCTCCAAATCACGTAGCAAAGCTGATTGGAAAAGATCGGGGCTTTGTTATTCGGGTTGCTAAACATCATAAAGGGGAGCTTGGTTCTGGAATATTGCAATATTTGGAAGACGAAGATAGTATGGACGAAATAAGTGCGGGGTTGAACACTTGGAAACAATACCTTGTTAGCGAAAGTCGGCAAGAGCTGTTGGGTAAGACAATGGCCAAAATGGGCGAGATGATCGAAAGCTGCCAGGATACTAAAAGCTTGAGAGATCTTTGTGTTTGTGTTGGCATTCTTGTGGATAAGTTTGGCGTTGAGCAAGGTTATACTGATAATAGTGCGAAGAGTGCGTTACTGAAGTTATTTGAGACAATGGAAGAAAATACGGTTAACGATGAAGTCCGGACTGAAGAAATTGTGAGTGAAAGCGGACAATGAGCAATTTACAAGTGCCGGTAGGCAAGCAAAGGGCCTTTATTGTTAGTAAGCCCGCCAGGATTAATTTACTTTATGGTTCTGTGCGTTCTACTAAGACTTGGGCAGTTAATATTAAAATACTCAAGGATATTATTACTTTGCCTGACGGTAATATATTATTTGTCGGAAATACTGGCACATCGTTATACAGAAACGTATTAACCCCCTTAAAAGATTTGGTTGGTAAGGCCAATTTCGAGATGCATTCTGGCAGGAAAGAGTGCGAGATATTTGGTAGGACTATCTGGACTGAGGGCGCAGATAATGTAAGCAGCTATAAGAAAATTGAGGGAGAAAGCCTGATAGCGGCCTATGTAGATGAGGGCACAACGATACCTGAGAACTTTACCAATATGCTGTTAAGCAGGTTGAGCGATCAGGATGCTAGGCTTTACTTGACTTGTAATCCGGAGACGCCCAGAAATTACATTTATAAGAATTTTATACAAAGGCAAGATGAACTTAATATAAAGGTCTGGAAATTCACCCTGGATGACAATCCGTACCTACCGCTGGAATACAAGAGAGATCTTGAGAGAGAGTATCCCAAGGGCACTGTCTTTTATGATCGGTTTATTTTGGGCAATTGGGTAGCGGCAGAGGGCCGGGTTTTTGGACTATTTGACAAGGGCAAGCATTGTGGAGTGCCGCCCAGTACTTTGAGACCTAAGGAATTACGGATCGGTGCCGACTATGGCACGCATAATGCATGCGCTTTTGTGGCCCTGGAGAAGTATCTGGTGCCTGGTAGAGCAAAGCCCACTTGGTATGTCAGCCGGGAATATTATTGGGATAGTGTGATTGAACATGCCCAGAAGACCGATGCCGATTATAGCAAGGACATGGCCAAGTTTGCATCTGAACAGTGGGGGTATAGTTCTGGACAGCCCGGCATTACTTATACGGATAATTCCAGCAAGATGTATGCCAGCACGATAGAAGTAGATCCAAGTGCGGCTTCTTTTATTTTACAATTACAGAGAGATGGATTACATAAGGCTCGGACTGCTGATAATAATGTGTTGGGTGGCATCAGGAAAATAGCATCCATGATTAGTAATGGCGACCTTATTATAAATAGTGAAAACTGTCCAGTCCTTATTTCTGAGATGGAAACTTACACCTGGGATCAATCTGCTGCTGACAGGGGCGAAGATAGGCCACAAAAGATTGATGACCATGTAGTGGATGCGCTTAAATATGCAGTTAATAGTATTTAATTTTTAAAATAATTATATGGAGTTTTATAATGCTAATTGATATGAATTGGCTATTACCAAGAAGCCATTTTCCGCCAGAAGATGAAAAGGGCAGGCTATTATCCTATGATAAATATAATTTGTTATATGAGGGACGACATGAAGCGGTTTGGGGCGACTTATGGGACCTTGCAGACATCGAAGACAATATTGATGTAGTGAGTACTTTCTTTGCCCGTATATATAATGGCAAGAAGCTGCCGATGAACTGGTTTAAGGTAGTGACAAGCGTTTATGCCGATATGGTGGTAGGAGAGCCGCCACGCCTTATGAATCCGGTAGGACAAACTGAATTGGACGGCATTGTTAATAGAAGTGATCTAAGCGTTGTATTATATAATGCTTGTAATAATTTTATCCAATTCGGTAATGCTATTATGAAGGTCCGGTTTGTAGGGACAGGATCAGAGCCGGGCAGTATTATAGAAAACATTGATCCAAGTATTTGGTTCCCGGTAGTCAATACCGACAACGTTAATGAATATGTGGCGCATGTCTTAGCTTGGAAATTTAAGGAACAGATCGGCAGTAGTGTGGCCAGTCTACTTAGGACAGAAGTGCACACTGCTGGTGCTATCGATAATCACCTTTATTGGATGAATGGCGATGAGATCAGTCATGAAGTAGATCTAAAGGTATCTGCAAAGTATCAGACAGTGCCTAAACATATTGAGACTGGAGTGCCTTATCCCCTTGTTTTTGTTGTAAGTAATATTAAGAAGCGCAATGATGTTTATGGCATAAGTGACTATGATGGCATTGAAAACCTTGTTAAAGAACTTGAGACTAGAATTATAAAAATATCAAGTATATTGGATATTCATAGTCGGCCAGCAATGACAGGATCTTCGTCTATGCTCACTACCGATATGGAGACTGGCGAAGAAACGATGCGAATGAATGGCAGGTTCTTCCCGGTCAATAAGGATGAGGATAGACCTGAATACATTACTTGGGATGGGAAACTGGATAGTAGCTTCCAAGAAATGGACAGACTTGTTAGTATGATTTATGCTGTGACGGATTTGAATCCGGCAGCTATTGGAGACTTTAGTGGCGGCGCTGTTGCTTCTGGGAGTGCATTAAGGCGACTGCTTTTAAGGACAATTTCGCATTGTAATAGGATCAGGGTCCGTTTCGATCAGGTACTTAAGAGGGCAATAAAAGCTGCAAGCATTCTGGATATTAATGGCCGCATAAAGGATGCGGTCCAGGTAGAACTCAGCTTAATCAGTTGGCAAGATGGACTGCCCAGCGATGATTTAGAAAATTCTATGATCGAACAGACAAGAGCAAATTCTGGACTTACTTCAAGATCTTCTGCTATAATGCGCTTGGATGGCTGCACGCGGGAAGAAGCTGATGCCGAATTGGAGCGCATCAAGCAGGAAACACCTAAGGAAACCGCACAAATACCAGCGGAAAATGTGGCCAAACCTGTCCCTAAGAGTGGCCAGGATATAACTAATGCCAGTAAACAAGGTGGGGTTGAAAAGGCCCCATTAATGCCTGATATTATAAGCATTTTAAAAGATATTGGCTACTTTAAAACTAATTCGGGATAGTTATGTCTGATATCCCAAAAGAGATACAAGCGATGCTAGATGGCATTGTCTTGGAAGAAGATCAGGATGGAGATCAGACAGATCCGGATTGGCTTGTGGCACTTTGGCCATTGGTCTTAGCGAAAGTTAAACAGAGATTTATAAACGCTAATTGGAAGCTTTGGACAAAGGCGTGGCAAGACGTAATACAGAATGCCTTTGATATGGGCATGGCAGGAGACACTATAGGAACGGTTGCTCCGGCTGTTGGCGGTATGGACGCGGCCATGCAATATTTTATGGAGCACGGCATGGAATTAGTGAAGACCTTAAGCCAGACTGACATACAATTACTTAAAGGCCAGATGGTCGATAATTGGGGCAAGGGCGAGGATGCGTTTAAAGCCGCTTTTGAGGACCAATACAGCGGGCCTGCCAGACTAGATAAAATATACCGGACTGAGTACGTTAAGGCCCAAAATGAAGGCATAGTGGTACGGGCAAAGGCTGCTGGCCACAAGTACAAGATGTGGCGGTGTCCTAACGATGAAAGGAGCTGCCCGGAATGCAGTGCGATGGATTATGAAGTTGTAGGGATCGATGAAATGTTTAGTGGTGGAGTAATGTGTCCGGGACTCCACCCTTTTTGCAGATGCGTTTTAATAAGCGTGGCTGATGAAGACAGCGAAGTGTTTTCGGAAGATGTTGAGCCAATAATAGTGTAATCGCTTTTCCCACTATTTTCTTTCGCAAAAGCAGTAGGGAGGTTTGCGAGAAGTCGGAGGCGCGCCTTCACTTGTGAAGGGGCGCGCCGTAGACTTCGAAGCCGACCACTGCATAGCGATAAGGTACTATACCCATAAGCATCGCTGATATCTTTACATTAACTATTAACGGTTTTAATGGGACAATGCTTACTTAACTTATTTGATATAAAATATATAAATTATATCTATATCCCATACTAATAATACTCATAAAACAGTGAAATCTCACTGCTTTTTACATTATTGAAGCGAACTAAATTTAGCACCTGAAATCAGTTAATAGTTTATCTAAACTAATTTACTTCTTTCTATTTTAACAGCAATATCTTTTGGCGTTTGTCAAGATGATATGGCTTCAGCTCGATATGGTCCTTTATTGAGGCGAGGAGCTGGCTGAATTGGCTCTTGGACAATCTCATCTTCTGGCGGGCCTCCTTCTCAGGCATCTTGCCTCCATGAGCTACGAGCAAAGCCCTCAAGATCTCGCCTCGATCCTTCTGAGAAGGTGTTGGATCTGGTGATGCCTCAAGTCGGGCTAGACGTTGCCTATCGTATGCTATGTCGCGACCAAGCCGTTCGCAGTCTTCATCTTGCCTGGCTGCAACCTCTGTGATCCTGCGGTCCTGGGATGTCACTTGGACTTTTAGGCGTTCGATCTCACTAACAAGATACAAGACCGCGCCAGCAGGCAGCATTATTACAGAATCAGGCAGATCTTCGGACATCGCGACAGCCCCAAAAAAGTAGTAATTAGTACTCCTCCGGCAGCAGGATCGTAGTTGCGCTTCGGTCCGCCTCTGTTATTATCCAGATCTTGCAGCCATCCGGTAAGTGATAGGCTGAAAGCAGTCTGAAGCCCTCCTTAAGTGACAGCTCGTTCTCGGCTCTGTCTTCCGCGCAGACATCACCCCAGTCGCCTTGCAGGTGTCTTCTGATATATGGCAAGAAACCCACAGAGGCTTCCTTCAGGGCTTCCAGGGCTCCCGGTGTCGCTACCAATTGGCCCAGTTCAAATCTGGGCTGCATTATGCCACCTCGATATCGCTGCCGCTGCAATCCGGACAGCCATCTCCAAAGGCGGCTGCCTCTGCTGCACGCGCTGAATAGAACTTGTGGCCGCATTCCAAGCAGATAAATTCGGGCTGCTTTTCTGGCGCATCAATATGCATCTGGCTTTCGACAATTAGCGACTCAATAAGGTCTTTGAATCCGGCCTTATCGCACGAAATCGTAATGTCGCTGGATTCCGTGCATTCTCCGTCCTGAAAAAGAAGAGAAATGACTACCTTGCCGGGCATTACGCCTCCGACTTAGCCTTGATCTCGTCTGGATCTACTGGACCATTGTGGCCTCCCGGCCATTTGGCAGCGGGCTTGATGCTTTCTGTCTGATCCTCTGAGGCAGTCTCTGCAATCTGCTTAGCAAAATACTTCCTTTGATGCTTGCAGGGTCCATTATGGCGATAGATCGCGCTCGGACAGGAGCACGCCTTTGCAGTTACCGTATAATATGCATCTTTCTTGTTGTTCAGAACCAATACCAAGCGACCATTATCAAAGCTAACGTCAGTAGGTAGCGGGTCACTTGCTCGACCCACGTAGGCTAATAGGGTTTTCACAGCGTCGATGCTCTGCGTTATGGGGCTTCCGCTAGCTAAAAATGTTCGTCCGTCCAT